CTCTGATCGTCATTCCTACCGGGTCGACTTTCAGAGACATCGTTCTCGGAGTTCTTGCGAGCGGAACACGGTTCAGATCGTGATTGAAGAGAAGTCTCACGTCAGTCAGATCAGCGCCGTCGAGCGCTCCTCGTTTGATGATCTCCGTATAAGACCCTACCGGGTCATTGATCGTCGTCGCCTGGTCAAAGACGATCGCACGACCTTCTAAAATAAGAGCGTCGTCCTGAGATTCTGCTCGAATTTCTGCGATTCTTGTTTCTTTCATTCTTCGTCACCGTCCTCTTGATAGACTCGTGAATAATACTTTCGAGCGCTGTGTTCGATCTGATCGGCGATTGAGAGAAAGATCGCTCTGAGCTGATCGTCCTCGAGATTGACTTTCTCGCCGTTCATGAAGTCGAAGAGCGCTTTGATCAGCTTTCCGGCGTTCTCGTCACTGAGAGCTTTGAAGAGCGGAGTCCATGACTTATTGAAGATCACTGTGTTCAGAGCTTCGACATAGTGTCTCATGACGCTCTCACCGCCCTTCTGAGCGACTTTTCGCCCCTGATCGGGTATTTTATCGACTTCGCCGGGAAAACGCTTCTGACGGGCTTCTGAGCGCTCTGACAGTCACATCTTTCGCCCGGGTCGAGATTGCTTCCGCAGTATTCACAGACTCGATAATATGTCGATCTCATTTCTTCTCACCCTCTCCGACTTGATACTTGTTCGCCTGATCAGCGTCGATCATGTTCAGAGCTTGAAGTCTCCGATCACCGTCAGCGACTCCCGGGAGATTGAGAATCTCGAGCGCCTGATTGATAGTCAGAAGTCCCAACGGGACGAGCTGAGCGATCAAATTGACCTTCGTCGAGTTGCTCGTGAATTGAAGTCGACCGCTCTCGAAGATGATCTCGTTTCCGAAAGCCTGTTCTCGCTCCGAGAAAATCTTCGCTGTCATTTCCTGAGAGAGAGCCGTTGCGATCGGCTCGATCGTCGACTCATAGAAAGCGGAAAACTGATCTTCTGTATATGACGAGCTGACGATCTCTTCTGACACTCCGAGATAAGAGAAAACCTTGTCTCTGATCGCTTTCGTCTGATCAGCATTGAGGACGATCGGCTTCGATTCGATCGGCTGATAGTCCATTTTCTGATCAGTTGCGACGACTCCGCCGTCATTCCCGATCTCGAGATAATCTGTGATGAAAGCGTCTTTCTCAGCTTTGAGCTTCTCCGGCGACATGATCTGAGTGAATTTCAGTATTCCCCGGATAGACGCTCCGCTCTTGATTCCGTTGACGAGTCCTTCGTTCTGAGTCTGAGCGAGTTCGAGTCCGGGAACGATTGCGAAGTTGTCAGCTCCGAGAATGTCGTCGTCATTGAAGAAGCGCCTCAGATGAATAATATCTTCATACGGGAGAACAATCTGACGACCTGACCTCAGAAGGAAACCGCAAAACAGACGACCGCTTCCGTCACTGAGAAGATCAACGTGAGAAGCCGTGATCGGATAGAGACCGACGACGTTTCCTCGCTGATCACGGTCGATATATGCGAAGCTGTTGTTGTATAGATACAGACGAGTCACGATCTTGTAAATGAAATCATACGCTGACATAAACGGATTCGGGCGGACTTGAAGAAGTCTGTTGATCTTGCAGTCGCCCTCTTCCCGTTCGTGATCTCTGTATTTTATGACGTGAGAGCCTTTCAGCTTTCCGGCGTTCCGGGCGATTGCGTCGACCCCCTCTCGGAAGATGTCGTTTGAATATGCGTCCCCCGTGAACGCTGAGAAGCTCTGAGTCTCTTCGATCACCTGACTCGAAGTGACTGATCTCTCCCGTCTGAAAATCTTGTCGAAAATACTCACTGAATCACCTCTCGACTTTTACTTTCTGCTCCGGCGTGAAGTAGTGAGCCGGAGACGTTTTCATGAGTTCGTCATTCCTGACAGTGAAGCTCGAGATCGCACTGTGAGAAATATATTCGGTTGCGTCCTTCACTCGCTGACTCTCGATCGCAATAAATCCCGGGAGACGCTGAGCTTCGATTTGAAGTCGTGCGTCGATGAATGTTTCTCCCGTGATCAGAACGATCTCGTCAATGATCGGCTTCTCATACTGACTCACGCTTCTCGACCTCGCTTTCACTGTAATATAGACATACTTTCTCACGGTTATTATATCACGAGAGTTTGTTTAAGTCAATGAGTCTGTGTTCTATGTGTACATGATAGCAAAAGAAAAAGAGCGAACATGAGTCCGCTCGATCTCTGAGTGTTATTCGGTTTTAGACTGTTTTGAACGGGACTGAGTCTCCCTTCCTGATCGGCTTGAAGTCCGACGAAGCTGACTCCGGGTCGTATGGAGAATTTAAGTCCGGCGAGAACGTGTCAAACTCCATCTTATACTTGAAGAAGCATTTGAAGCGCTGACGACCGTTCCTGTTCTTGAGAGCGACGAGTTCAACGTCTTTCGGCGACTGATTGATCGCTTCATAGAGCGCTTTCTCTTTCTTGTCGTTGTTGTTCTCCCGTTCTCCGCCCCGACTCCCGGTCGTCGTGTAGAAGTCAGAATCTTCGAGAATTGAGAGTTGAAGTCCGAGAATATAGTCGCAAGTATACTCGATCATTCCTGACTCTTTGAAAGACTCCATTCCGACGGGTTCTTTGTAGCTCGCCCGGTTGAAGCTCGAGATCAGAAGAATGAAAAGCTCGTTTCTCTTCGACAAGTCCTTGATCGCTTTCAGATTCTCGTCAGTGATCTCTCGCTGAGTCCCTTTGAAGCCGTCCGGCGGAGCGATCAGTTGCAAATAGTCGATCACGACGATCGGTCTGACTCCCGTCTCTTTTATGTATGCTTCGACATAATCGACGATCGTTTGAGCTGTGAAGTGAAAATCACCTTCGACGAGCTGATATTTCTGAGCCGTCTGAGAATACTCGCTTCTCGCCCTGATCAGAGCGTCAGAGCTTGCTCCGTTCTTGATGTCAATGTTATTGATCGACGAGAACGGGTCGATCTCATACACCCGGCGAGCGAGAGACTTCGTGATCAGCTCGATCGGGAGCTGTTCGAGTGCGAAGTATATGACCGACTCTCCCTTCTTGAGAAGATTGTCGACGATGTTCACGGCGAAAGTCGTCTTTCCGAGTGACGAAGCTCCGCCGAGACAAGCGACTCCCGGATATAGAGTCAAGTATTTGTCGATGTTCTCGAAGCCGATCTTCCTGTCTTTGTACTTCTTGAAGTATGCGATGTCAGAGTCGAAGAAGTTCTCTGAGAGATAATCTCCGACGTTGATCACCTTGAGACCCTCTGACGGCTTCTCAACGACCTCTTTTCCGCTCTGAGCGAGAAGCTGTTTGAGCTGAGCCGGGTCAGCTTTGAGAAGATCGTTCGAGTCTTTGAATCCTTCCGGCGGATAGACGATCACGCTCTTGATCTTGCGATCTGCGAGTGTTTTCTCGATGTTCTGAGCGGTTCTCTCGCCCGGAGTGAGACCGTCTTTCTCTCGCTTTTCTTCCGGGTCTCTGTCGGCAACGATCACCGCTCCGGCGATCTTCTGCGTCTCGAGAAGCTCTTCGATCAGATGATAGCTCCCACCGCCGAGAGCGATCACATTCTTCGCCCCGACTTGATACATTGACAGAGCGTCGAGCTGTCCTTCTGTGATATAGAAATAATCGGACTCGCCGTCCTTGATCATGAAGATCGGGATTGATTCTCCCGTCGGATAGAGATATTTTCTGTCCGCCTGGTCACTGATCGCTCTCTCGATCTTGTAATCTGTCCCGGGATAAGGAATGACGACTCTCCCGGTCTCAGGATTGAAGCCGAGCATGAAGTGAGAGATCGTCTCGTCTGAAAATCCTCGATCATGAAGATATTTCTCCGCCGGAGTCCCGGCGATCTGTGAAGCGAAGCTCTCGATCTGCTTCGCCCGTTCCGGGTTGCTCTTCACTTCCGGCTTCTTGACTTCCTTCTTCACTTCCGGCGAGAAGTCATTCTTCGCCGTTTCAATGACTGACACTCCGAGAAGCTCCGCTCCCCGTTTGACCTGATCGGGAAACTCTGAGAGACCTTCATGAAGCTCGATCAGCTTGAAGATGTCTCCGCCCTGTTTGCATGAATGACAGTACCACGTCGCCCCGGTCACATGAAAAGCGCCGTCGCTGTTTCTTCCGCCGTGAGAGCCACTTCCGCACAACGGACAGACAAACATATTCTTTCCGGCTTTCCTCGACGGAGTCGTGATCTGTGAGACATACTCGATCAGTCTCGGACGAAGCTCTTCTTTCACTGAGTCGTTGATCATGTTCTGATCACCTCTTTCTTCTGTATTTGCTGACAGTATGCACGAGAGCGGACAGCGAAGCAACGTCCGCTTCGAGTGCGATGTATTGCTTATATTGCATATAAAGCATACCGTGTTTTTGACCGATCTCGAAAAGCCTTGATTTTACTGACAAAACTCGACTTTTTCGGGTCGTTCTGCGTTACCATTTATACGGGGTAGCGTTACCATTTATACGGGGTTAGTGTTACCAGTTTTACGGGGTAGCGTTACCACTTTTACGGAGTCCCCTCTGACCGATTTTCGCCGTTTTCAGAATCTCACGGTAACGCTGTCAATCTTGTTCTTCTCGCTCTTGTGAGTGTTCTCGACATAGCCTTTTATGAATCCTTCTTTTTTGTAGAAGTCGAGAAGCTTCTTGACCGTCTCACGGACTTTCAGCTTCTTCTTTCGGAGCGCTCCGTCTGACGACGCTGTGATCTCGAGCTGTTTGTAAACCGTGTCATATTTGATCGTCGGAGAGAGCTTCGAGCTTCCCTTTATGCTGAGAATACGTCGCCGGAGATAGCCGTCGAGAACGATGTTCTCTTCTGTCTTATTGACGGGACTGTCGAGAAGCTTCACGTCGAAGCGCCCGATCTGATTTCTTCTTTCGGCGTAATCATAGAGAATCGGCGTGTCGAGAATCTTGATCGCTTCCGTCGTCTGTCCGTTCGCTGAGATCGTGAGTCTCTTTGCATTGAGAAGATTCGAGTCATACTTCGCTTTGTCGAGTCCTCTGAGCTTTGCTTCCTGACTTGCGTCGATGATCGCATGAGAGAACATGAGCTTCGTGATTGCGTCAGAGATCGCTTGAGCTTGTTTTGAAGAACAATGAGCGCCCCGTTTCCCGGTCATCATTTGATAGATCATGTTGACCGTGATATAAGTATTTCCGCCCTCGACGAAGAGCGTGATGATTGCGTCATGGACTTCTCGATCGAAAGCTGTCAGCTCTCTTCGACCGTTGATCTTGACCCCTTCGAGTTCTGTGATGTCGATCGAGACGAGAGTGTAAATCGGCTTGCGACTCTTCGCTTTCTTGACGACCTCGACTCCGATCGGTTCGGTCGAGTTTAAGACTCCCTCGAAAGCTTTGTTCGAGACTTTGTCGATCGGCGTGATATAGCTCGCCGGATAGCTGACTTTGACTTCTTCGAGTTCTCGCCGTTCTTCGTCAGTGAAAGCAAAGTCGACCGGAGTTTTATCTTCAAAGCTGATCTTTCCGCCCCTGACACCCTTGTCGCTTGATGTTTTCGGCGAGTCAGTGACGATCGTGAGAACAATGTCGTCGATCTCTTTGATCGCTTCCTGATCGTGACTGAGCGCTTCATAATGAAGAGCGAGAAGAGACCGTTTGCAATCTTGAATGATCGTCGCCTGGTCGAGATAGATGTTCTCACCGTCGACCCGGAGATCGAAAGCTGAGAAGCCTGAGATCGGCTCTCCGTCCTCGTTCTGATGAGTTGCGATCATCTTCTGATAATTCTTGAAACGGTTGTCGATCAGAAGCTTCACTTGCTCTCTCGCTGACTGAATGATCTTCTCACGGTCTCCGCCGAGCTTTGAAAACTCCCGTCTCTCGATCTGTTTGAAGAGTGCGTTGATTGCGTCTCCCTGTTCTGAGATCAGGCGAGAGCGCTCTTTTCGAGCTTCTCTGAATCCCGGAGCGCCGGAGTCGAGCCACGACTCGAAGAGCTGATCGAGTTCGTCGTTGATCTTCTTCTGTTCGGCGTTGTACGGCTTGAGAGACTCTTCTGAATAGATCGGAGTCCCTTCTTCCGTGAAGTCGATCGGTTCGGGCATTTTCGGACGACGAGACTGAATTTCACGCTCTTTCTCTTCGTCGAAGTCCTTCGCCGGAGCGAGCTTCTCGATCAGAGCTTCCGTCTCAGCGATCTTCTTCGCATATTCTGAATGAAGTCGCTCGATCTGCTTCTTGTCTTGTGCTGTGAGCTTTACAATCATTTATTCTTGCTTCCTTCCTTCACGAGTCTCTTGATCGACGCTTCCGTGATCAGATAGCGAGCTTTGACGATCTCACCGTCGAGCCGTCCGTCTTTGATCATGCGTCGGACAGTATCTTCATTCACAGAGAGCAACTGAGAAACCTCTCTCACTGTATAAGACCGTGTTTTATGTGTGTTTTCTGTGTACATGATAATATTATTTCCATCCTTCCGGGCGAGTGAGTAGTGTTTCCGGGTTTACATGGTTTTCAATGTATTCTTTGAAAGCTTCTGCGACAACGTCTTTCAGCTTCATTCTCTCAGTGTATGCGTAATTCTTGAGCGTCTCCATCTGCTCGACGCTGACGATCAACGTCTGACGAGTCAGCTCGATCGGGAGTCCCTTCTGAGAGCCGTTGTCCCTGACGAGATTCTCGTTTTGCGGTCTCCCTGTCTTTTTTACGACCGCTTCTCTGATCTCTTCCTGAGTCATATTTCCGAAAAGCGCTGAGCCGTCAACACTGAATTTTTCTTTCTTTGCCATGATCAAATAACCTCTCTTTCAATGAGTTCTTCTGCGAGTGTTCTGTATTGCTGAGCGCCCTTGCTCCGGGAGTCATACTCGAAGATGTTCTTTCCCTGAGACGGAGCTTCGGCGAGTGCTGTGTTCTGACTGATCTTCGTCTCGAAGAGCTTTCCCGGGAAAAACGTCTCGATCTGATCGACGATCTGCTGATCGAGATTCCGCCGGGAGTTGAAAAACGTTGCGATCACTCCGACGATCTCGAGTCCCGGATTCATTCTCCGCTTGACGACGCTGATCACGTCCACGAGCTGAGACATTCCCTTCAATGCGAGATAGTCAGCTTTGACCGGGACGATCACCCCGTCAGAAGCCGTCAGAGCGATCAGAGTCAGCACTCCGAGCGACGGCGGACAATCTATCAAGACATAGTCGAAAACGCTCTCAAACTCGCTCAGAGCTTCTCTGAGAAGAAATTCTCGACCGGGAACGCTTGACAGCTCGATCTCCGCTCCGCTGAGCCTGATGTCAGTCGGAAGGACTGAGAGACCCTCTGAGAGCGTTCTCGTCGCTTCTTTGATGTCAGCTCCCTTCAATACTTCATAAGTCGTCAGCTCGTCAGCTCCGATCTCTCTGAGACCCGTTGAAGTCGAGAGAGACCCTTGAGCGTCGAGATCAATGAGAAGAACGGTTTTCCCTTGATCGGCGAGACTCGCTCCGATATTCACACAAGAAGTCGTTTTTGCGACTCCGCCTTTTTGATTGACAAAACTGATCACTTTCATTTGTCGTCACTCCCCTCTTCGATCACGCTCTCGATCTGATGATCAAAGTCGCCGTCGACATACGATTCTCGAAGATTCCTGATCGCCTGGTCTCGATCTTCTGCGTCAGTCTCGAAGGACTTGAAGCGGAGATCGTGTCCGTCGATATAATTGATCTTGAAGCGCTTCATGGACTTTCCTCTCTTTCTGTGTTATAATGTGGAGTGGCTCAGAGTTTAGCTGTTACGTCTGTAATTTAGCGGTTGCGGTCGTTCGGTTATTCTTCCGAGCCTTTTTTCATGTCGTCGAAGCTCATTTTCAGAGATTCGTTGTACATATAGAGAGCGGTCATGACTCCATGCTTGAAGGACTCGTCGACGAGATACTGAATCTTCATGAGCGGAGTCATTCTTTCGGCGACTTCCGGCTCAGCTTTGAGAGCTTCGGTCGCTGACTTGATCAGAGTGTCAAATAAATCGTCCGGGACTTTGTAGCCGGAAGCGATCTCCCCGATCTCGCTGTCTGTTAAGATGATACTGTTCTTCATGGTCTCGATCTGTGTGTTTGTCATGGTTTAATACCTTCCTTTCAATGTCACAGAGAGCCACTCCGAAAATAATTATAATCTGTGTACACATAAAAGTCAACAAAGAAAAAGAGAGCCGGAGAAAAAATCTTCGACTCTCGCTGAGATCATTCGTCGCCGGGTTGCCATCCGTACGGCTTGAGAGTGTCCGCTGACGGGATAGACCCTCTCGGAGCGTCTTGCACATAGACGAAGATGTCTGTGTTGTAATCGTCCTCAGTGTCGACTCTCGTGACTTTGTACCATTTATCACGGTATAAGATCAGATCATAAAGCTCGACGACCGTTCCCCGGTTGAACACGAAGAAGCGTGACTCGTCCTCTCCGTAAGCTTTTGCCGAGAAAACTGTGTCTTGACTGAGCTGTCTTGCATAGCACCATATCGCCGACGGCGTTCTCGGGACATAATATGTTTTTGCCATATAGCCGGATTGCTGAACGCTGACAGCGTCGTGAATGAGAGCTTTCTTGTCCTTCTTGTAATACTGATTTTTCATGAAGATCACCTCTTTCAGATTGCTTCGAGATATTCGTTGTAATGGTCACAGAGTCCGACGTAAGCGTCGAGAAGGCTTGCGAGTCCGTCGATTCGATACTTCGCCGACTGAGCCTTGATCGGGACAATGTTTCCGTTCCTGTCCGTCTGAACGCCCGTGTTCGTGAGACACCATTTCAGAAGCGGATTGTTGTTGTAATTGATCAGCTTCTTCTTGAGATCAGCTCCGAGCTTCTGCATAGGGAGAGAGAGCGTCTTTGCTCCCTGAACACATCTGACCATGTTGAAGCCGTGATTCGTCATTTCTTCGACCCAATATCGAGCGGAGTATGAGTCATAATAAATCCATGCCGGAGTGATCTCATACTTCTCAACGATCTCGAGAAACCACGCTGTCACGTCGTGATAATTGATCGAGTTCCCGGAGCATAGACGAAGAAGTCCGGCTTCGAGCCATTTGTCATACGGGATTTTCTCGTCATGGACTCGCTGATCGAAGTTGTCTGACGGGAGAAAATACATCTGAGTCACGAAGCGCTTCTCGTTTTTGTCCATGAGAAGAACGGTCGCACACGTCAGATCAGTCGTGATCGAGAGATCAGCTCCGCCGATCGCATAGAAGCCACGAAAAGCGCTGAGATCAAACGTCTCTTCGTTGTTGATGTCGTCAAATTGTAGCCATGCCGACGACGCTGACTGAATGACGTTGAAGTCCTTCACGAGAACGCCTGTCAGATCTCTCGGAGACTGTCTCGCCCGGGAGACTTTGCTGATCAGATCGTCGAGCTTCTTGATCGTGTTGAGACCGGGATTCGCTTTCTCCCATTTCAACGGGTCGAGATACTCTTCTTTCTTGTCGAGTTCATAGATGATCGGGAGAAATCTCTCGTCTTTGATCGTTCCGTCACAGACTCCGCAAGCGTATTTATACATATCGTCGAAGATACACTCTCGCACCGTTCCGGCGGTCGTGATCATAACGAAAAGCGGTTGTCGTCTCGCTGACTGACTCTGTTTCATGACCTCGTACAAATTGCGGTCTCTGATCGAGTGAAGCTCGTCAACGATCACGAGCGAGCTGTTCAGTCCGTCGAGAGTGTCGCTGTTCTTTCCGAGCGGTTGCATTTTCGAGAACGTCAACGGGAAATAGAGATCAGACTTCCGCTTCTTCGTGATCTCGATCAGCTCCGGCGACTGTCTCGTCATGTTGTACGCTTCCGTGAAGATGATCTTCGCCTGGTCTTTTTTGGTAGCGACGGAATAGACTTCCGCTCCGGGTTCATTGTCAGCGATCAGGCAATAGAGCGAGAGACCGCTGAGAAGGACTGATTTTCCGTTCTTCCGGGCGACATAGAAGAGAGTCTCTCGATACTTCCTGAGACCCGTCTGAGCGTCCACGAAGCCGAAAAGCGCTGAGATAAAAGCTTTCTGAAATAGCTCGAGCCTGATCAGCGTTCCGGCGAGTTCCCCTTTTGAGTGACGACAAAAGCGCTCAATGAAGTCGATCGGACGCTGAGCTTTCTTCTCGTCGAAGATGAAGCCGTTCTTCGGGTTGTGAATGTCGTCGGAGAGCTTCTCATATTCTCGCCGGATTCGCTGTCCGACGATACACTTTCCCGATCTGATCGCTTCGAGATATTCGTCAATATAGTTCACGCTGTCCCCTCTTTGATGAAGTCATAGACGGGATTCGACTTCTCCGCTTCCTGAGTCTTTCCGGCGAGATCACAGAGCTGTCTATATAACATTGAGTATCTCTGAACGGTCGTGTTGTAGCTCTTGAGAGCCGGAGATTCACGGAGAAAGCTCTGTTTCCCCTGTTCAAACTGTTCGATCGTTCCTGTCTTTCTGATCTGATCTTTGAGATCAGCGAGTGTCTCTTCCATGAAGGACAGCTCCGAGATCAATTTCTCGCCGATCATCTTCTTGTCAGACGGTATCTTCTCCAATATCGGAGAAAAGTCTGTTTTTTGTGTTTTCTTCTTCATGAAAATCACCTCTGTTTTCTATGTGTACACGGTCGACCCCACCCCCGACGAAAATCTCTCAGAGAGGAAAAGAAACCTCACCCCCGCCGTTCCCAAGAATCGCCCCGGAAGTTTACTCCCCCTTCCCCATAGTTCCCGAAAGAATTTAGTGAAGTGCGCTGTGAGCGCCGTAAACGCCTCTTAGAGCGATTTTATATCTCAGACGATGTTTTACTCGTCCGACCCTCGAAAAGTCGATTCTGAGCCATTCTGAGCGGTCATTTTTTTCAGAAGAGCGTCGATCTTGTGCTGTTCTCTCTCAAATTGCTTCTCTTCGTCCGTTTTCCTGATCTTGATCACGTTCCCGGAGCTGTCAAACTGAGTCCGAGCCGTTGAGAAGTGTTCTTCGTTGTGACAGTCCTGACAGAGAGCTTCGAGATTGTCAAAAGAAAGAGCGATCGCCGGGTCAGTGACATTCTGTCCGTTCAAGTGTTGCTTGTGATGACAGATCACCGCCGGACGACCGCACCTCTCGCAAATATAATTCTTGCTCGTCATGTATGCCGTCGAGACTCTTCTCCATGCTTTCGACTTATAGAAGCTCGTGTTATCATAGTCCTTCATGACTCTTCGATCTCTTTCGCCTTGAGCGTGATCGCCTTGAAGAGAGAGTTGATCGTTCTCGTGAGCGCTTGATCGTCAGCATGATCGGAATAATACCACTGAGTCAGAATAAACCCGGCGACGACCTTGACGAGCGGTTCGTTGAGCTGATCAGCTTCGCTCATTCCCGTCGCCATTTCAATATATCCCGGGAGAGCTTCGATCAGAGAATAGATCAGAGTGTCGTTGTTTCCTTCGTCAACGTGAAGCACGTCGAGAGCTTCTTCGAGTGTAATGATCATATCTTTTCACCTCACAAAATAAGAGCGCCGAGCGGAGTTATATCACGCCCGACGCCCCTGATTGATTAAGCAGTCGCCTGAGACAGCTTGACGAAAGCGTCAGCGACGATCGGCTTCGAGTCAGCGATTGCGAGCGCTCTGTAATCAATAACGCCCTTCTTGAAGCTCGACTCACGAGAAGCTTCGATCACGATTCCTTCGGGCATATTGTAACCGAGATACTTCGCAAAGTTGCCGAAATAGCAAGTGTTGTCTGCGATGTTGTCGTCGATCACGACCGGGAAACCGAGAATCTTTCCGATCGACTCGTCTTTCGGGTCAGCGACGAAGATCGGTCTCTGAGCGCCGTCGAGCATACCGTAAAAGACATTGTACAGAGTAGCGTTGTTCATAGCGATCTTTGCTCCCTGAGCATAGCCACGCTTCAGAAGGGAGACAAACTCAACGACCTTCGCATAAGTGAAAGACGCTGTCTTTGCGATCTGAACGTGATTCTTGTTCGCTCCGCTCGTTGCCCATGTGATAGACTCGAGTCCGCTTCCCTGTCCGGCGGTCTGTCCGTCACCGTTGACGAGAGCGTCTGCGATACACTCCATAACGCAAGCGGTCAGCTCGTCGGTCAGATAGCTCTCGAAAGCGTTGATCGACATCTTGCGAGCCTTTGCGCTGATAGAGAAAATCTTGATGATCTCATAGCCGTCGAAAGTGACAGTTGTCAGAGAGACGTTGTCAGACTCAACGTTTGACGCTTCGGTATGCCAAGAAGCACGAGTCGCCGGAGTTGCTACCGGGATAGCGATCTTCGTCGGCATGGAGAAGTGACGACACTCTCCGAGAAGTCCGCCGATTGTGCGAGCCTTCTTCACGACCTCATTGAGAGTCTGCGTCGGAAGGATAGCCGGAGCGGTTGCGCTCGTGATGAAAGCGTCATTTCTCTTCTCTGCGATCTTCTGAGCGACGTTGAAAGCGTTCTGTTCGACCTCGCTGAGTTCCTGTCCGAGCATGGACTTGAAGAACGCTGAGCGATACTCTTCGGAGTCGAGAACGGTCTCGACGTTGAAGGACTTCGGAGCGGTATCACGACCGCCGATCAGCTTGAAAGCGGAGCGCTGTTCCGGCTTCTCGCTCTTCTGATCGTTGTTCCGCTTCGCTTCTGCGATTCCGGTCAGCTCGATATTGAGAGACTGAATGTCGACATTCTCGTCGGTCTCGATCAGCTTGTTGATCTCGTCAGCTCTCTTCTCGAGCTGTTCGTTTGTATAGGATTTGTAGAAGTTGAAAGCTTCTGCGACTGTATTGAATTTCATGAATTAACCTCTTCTTTCTCGGACTCTTCGTCCGTGTCAAGTTCTGCTTCGAGTTCAGCGATCTCAGCTTCGAGATCGAATTTCTTCTCGTCTCGATCGGGACGAGCGACGAGAAATTTCACGCTCAGAAGATCATAGCTCTTCCCGGAGTGACTCTTCGTCTGCTTCGTGTTGAAAGACGTGATCTTGACGTGTTTCTCGTCAGCGAGCTTCTGAACGTCAGAAGCGAAAGCGAAAGTGTATCTCGCATAATCTGTTTTGATCTTGCTCATTCTCGTCACCTCGCTTTGATCGTGTTTATGAGTTCTTTGAGCTTTTGAAGCTGTCCGAGTCGCTTCTGACTCTCCGTCATGACTGATCTCGCTTCTACCGACGTTTGACCGTATGCCGGAAATTGAACGACTGAACACTCATAGACCTTCTCGATCTTGTTGATCGTTCTCGTGTTGGTTTTCGGGTCATAAGTGTCGCCCCCTTCCGGGACTTTGAAAGCGAAGCTCATTCCTGAGAGATCACGTCTTTTTACTGACTCATAGACCTCTCGAGCGCTTTCAGTGTTCGGAAGAGTCGCTCTGATCGTCATTCCTACCGGGTCGACTTTCAGAGACATCGTTCTCGGAGTTCTTGCGAGCGGAACACGGTTCAGATCGTGATTGAAGAGAAGTCTCACGTCAGTCAGATCAGCGCCGTCGAGCGC